AGTCTTGCTGTCGTTGCTCTTCGTTAGCTAGTGCAATGTACTTATCAAGCAGTGGGGCATGCAGTTTATGTGGTAACTCAGCCCGTGTGTCATCGGGTTCTCGTTCAAGCGGTGGATGTGCTTCTCGTAAACGATCCCAATCAAACCGTGTTGCGTCATTAATACTCATCTTCAAAATCCTCTAGTAATCTGTCAAAGTCTTTAATTATTCTATCTTCAAAAGCATCAACCAAGTCTACTGTCGTGATACCTAACAACTCACAAATTAGGTCTTCATCAAGCCACTTTTCCATCTGTTCTTTTAGTTCATCGAGTGTCATAGCCATTAGACTTTCTTCCCTTTAATGTACTTGGTCATTTCCTTTGATGTCTCAATGGTGTAGTGCTTGAAGCCTTCCTTCTCACACCACTCACCCATTGTTATCTTACCACCCTTCCGTACCTTCTTGCTAGGGTTTGACAATACAAAGATGATCTCCCATTCGGGCATCGAGTCTTTAATGGCCTTGTACTTCTGTGTGTCGCCAACTCTGAAAAAGCCCTTGCACTCTATCAGTACTGCCTTGTCTTCGTGTACGAAGTCCGGTAGGTACTTCCTGTGTGTAGTGTAGGGCAGACCGTAAGGTTCAAACAGGTACTGTCCGTCTAGCTTCTGTGATAAGTCCTTCTCTAGCCCTGATCTAAAAGCCCTCTTCATCTGGCATGATCTCCCTTACTCTTGGCTCGTTTACTACGTTGACGAGAAACTTCGGCCCGTATGCGTAATTGAACACCCTTAAATCTGGGTAGCAATGGTCTTTGAACTGACAGTATGAGCAACCAATAGAGAGCTTTAAGTTTCCTGACTTGCCGTCTGGTATAGGTTGTGTACACCACTCCTTTGGTTCTGGTTGCTCTACTAGCTTTTTTACATGCTTAACTCTTTCAGTAATAGGCTGCTTAAGTACATCGTAGACAGCGGCCTGTGTGTCTTCTAGGTCATACTTGAGATAAGTCAAGTGACCGTTAGCCTTGTCCATTGCCAGCCAACCGAACTGTGTAGCACCTTCTGAGTAAGCGTAGGCTTTGATCTGGTCTATGTAGCCAAACGGATCGTCAAACGCTAATGACCCATCCTTAAACTTCTTAAACCCAAACGCACTTGCTGATTTAACATCTGTCACAACCCCGTCAATCTTACAGTCCATGTGTCCTACGATCCCTTCGACTTTGCAGACCTTCTGCTCATCAGTCACACTGTGTCCCGCCATTCGTGTCAAGAAGATTAACATCTCTTCAATTAAATGACCATACATAAACTTGACATAGGTGTGTGGTTCTATCTTCTCGCCTTCCGTCCCGTTAAAGTGATTCCAGAGGTACTTGTCGGTGCGGCCAATATTTGACAGGCGTAGCCTGCGGTTATCCTCTCGCTTCTTCCGACCAAACTCCGTTCGCATTAGAGCTTTGACACCCTCTCCGAATCTCTCTATCTCTTGCTCTACATCTACAGATGGGTCAGCGTCCTTGCTTTCCATCAGAGCGTAGATGTCTTCTACTACGTTTTCAACAGTTTTCATCGTACTCGCCTTTTGCAGAATCTATAATTCGTTTAGCTATCTCAACACTACATTTAAACCATTCGTTCTTTTGTTCAAATAAATCACTTAGTAATTCATGCGTGTCGCTTTCTAACACTCTCCTAAGCTGTGTATCAACAACATATTCTAACTTGTAATCTCTGTGGGGGCTTGACGTTTGATAGCCACTGAGTCTGTCCTGAGCGTCTACAGCCATTCCTACCTTTACCCAACCTTCCCATGCAGGGTTCGTGACTATATACACCTGACCCTCTGGGCTAGTCTTGTAGTTCTCTAAGGAACTAAACGCTGCATCTTCAAAACCCTTATATCTGCCTGCTTTATACAACGGGTGCGTCTTTTTAATTTCCTCACCATTAACCCACATCCTTTTAGCATCCCTTGCCTGTACTGCTTCCTTGTTATCCTTGTAATACTTACCCTTAGTGAGTGTCTGCCCATGTGTTTCCAACTTTGTAATCTCCGGCGAGAGGGCAGTTGAGCTTGTAGTGCTGTCCGGCAGCTTCAACACAGCTTGTTGCCAACCTTCCGAAAACCTCTGATTTCTCTTGCTTGACCTCTGTCTGGATTTCATCATGTATGTTCCCTAATATTTTGTAGTCTATACCCCATAGTATAGCATATTCATCGAGCAAACACAACGCCTTCTTCATAACAATTGCGCCTGCTGATTGTAGGAGGCTGTTCAGTGCAGCATGTTCTGATCGTATTGTGACCCTTCTCCTATCCAGTCCATAAACATAGCCTCTTCCAGCCGCCAGTCCAACTCGTTCTCGTAGGACTCCAAGAGCAGGCGTATTTGCAAGGAACTTATCTTTAAGTCTCTTACCATCACGCTTAGTTCCTCCAACGATACTTCCGATCTTGGCGTCTCCTGCCCCATAAAGGAAAGCGTAGATGAAAGTCTTTGCTTGATCTCTAGTGTCAAGGCCCGCAGCCAACTGATTTGCCGTGTGTATATCTCCGTTGAGTATTTCATTTGTGTAGTCCTCGTCATTCATGTAGTGAGCAAGCATTCGCAGCTCAAGTCCACTGGCATCCATACCTACCAGCTTGTAACCTTTGGGTACTGTCCACACATCACGACACTGTTTGCCGTAGGGTGAGTAGACTGCTGGCACCTGTCCCATGTTAGGGCTTGAGTGTGTCATACGACCCGTCACAGCTCCGTTGGGATTAACGTACCCATGTACTCTACCGTCATTCTTAACTGCGTCTAGCCAGCTCTGTACCTGCGCGATACGCTTTTGGATCATCAGGTACTCGCCAATCAGTGCCGCTTCCGGTATACCTTTAACATCCCTGAGTACTGACTCGTCTACAATCGGTTGTCCTGTCTCTGTAAATGTCTTGGGCTTCCAGCCAAAGTATTGTAGATGTCTCCCTATCTGCTGTCGTGACCCTAGGTTAAACACTGGGAAGTCTATACGACTGAACTCTGCTACTGCTGTTTCCCACTCATCCCCTAGAAATTTAAGCCCAACAATCGAGTACGAACCATCTTTCTTAATCTTGGGTGTAACTTCTTTGATAAATGTTGGTAACGGTTTGAAAGTCTGATGCACTTCGTCTTCAAGGTCATATTTCTTTTCCTTCAGTTCTGCTAGTAATAAAAACGCTTTCTCTTGATCTAAGAGCCAGCCTGTCTTAATCTGCTGTGATATAATGCCTTGCACCCTATGCTCAAGATCAATACTCTCGCTTCCATAATCACGAAGCTCGTGAAGTAATCTCTGGTACACCAGTTCGTTAACTGTAACATCCTGTTTACAATACTCAAGCATGTCATCTGTATACGCAGTAAAATCATTAAAATCTCCTTTGTGCTGACCTAGTGTCTTGCCCCAGCTATCTAGTGAATGACCACCATCCCGTGAGGGGCTTGCCAATCTGGACATGACTAATGTGTCAGTAACTTTACATTTACTAAAATCTGTACCTAACAATTTCTTCAGCACTGGTATGTCATAGCCAATTATGTTATGGCCTATCACTTCACAGTCACCTTGATCCTTAAGCCAGCTATTAAACTCTTGTAGCTCGTCACCTGCCCATGTAATCATCTGTTTAGTCTCCAGCACATAGGCTGCAATACACCAGACTAGGGTAGGCTCAAAACCATTGGCCTCTATGTCAAATACAATTTTACTCATTAGAACTCCGCTTCATCACCTGTTGGACAACTTGTCTCAATCATACGACCTGACTCCTTATCATAATACAGGTAACAGGCAGGCCCTGTCAAGCCGACAAAGCGATTCTTTAGTACTCTTACGCATGTCGTGTTACGTGTCTCTGGGTCTGCGTGTTGTTGGTCACGTTCTAAACCAATAACTATGTCGCTAAGTTGCGCGATTGCCGCCGATCCTCTCAGTTCTCCCAAACTAATCTTACCGCCATCCTCGTGTGCCTTGGAGCCGCTAGGTCTGCGTAGGTGTGACACTAGGAATAGTCCTACACCTGTCTCCTGTACCAGCTTACGGAGGTTAGTCATAATGGAGTCAATGGCCTTACGCTCGTCTCCGTTGTCCTGATCACTAACCACGATGCTTAGGTGGTCTAGGATGATCCACTTGCAGTCCAGACCTTTAGCCATGTATCGTATACGGCCTAACAGGTTGTCCTCGCTAGTGCTGCCCCAGTGATCAAACATAAAGATACGTCCTGACCCCATGGTCTGATCCCAATACCCTTTCTTCTCTTCCTGTGTCACTGTCTTGTCAAGGTGCAACTGCTTGTTGGCTTCGATTGACATAATACCCAATGCTGTCTTTGGTATGTCCTCTTCGAGTGCGAGGATACCGATGTTGTCCTCTGAGGCACCTAGTAGGTAATGCTCCAGCTCCCTGACAATCTGTGACTTGCCCATGCCTGACCCTGATGTAATGGTGACTAGCTCCTTGGGTCTAAAGCCGTGCGTAAGCTCGTTTAAGCAGGCCCATGGGTAGGGTATAGACTTTACGTCTGACTGCTCTATGATCATTTCCCATGTATCACTACCGCGCACAATGCCATCCGGCTGGTAGGTCTTGGCGTTCCACCACTCTTTAACGAATGCCTGTACCTTGTTGTCCCGTAGCATGTCGCCTGCGTCCTTCATAGGGAGCGTGACGTTCTTTGCTTTGTTGGGGGTGAACAAGTCAAGCACCGACTTAGCTGCCTCCTGTCCTGCCTTATCATTGTCAAAACAGATTACTACGTTCTCAAAGGTCTCTAGCCATTCGAGGTTGGCTTTGATGTCTTTGGCTGCTCCTGCTGCCCCTGATCGGATGGAGACGACTGGCCACTTCCCGTCAAACATTTCGTTGACAGCAAGTGCGTCCGCCTCGCCTTCTGTGATCGTGATATACTTACCGCCTGCCTTGAATGCCTGCTGGCCGAACAACCCCGAATCATCAAAATCTCCTGTTGCATAGAACGATTTATTATCAACAATGCGTACCTTGGTGCCTATGGCATTGCCTGTGTCTTTGTGGTGGTAAGGATAGTGGTGCTTACTAATCTTCCCATCCGTGCCGTATTCTACTGTCACACCGTAACGCTTTGCTGTGTCCTGAGAGATACGCCTATCCGTTATTGCTGCTACTACACCTGTCATCTCTAAAGACCTCGCTGGTTTCTTGTTTACTGGTTGGCCTATCTGTCCGTTGCCATGCTCGTAATGGTTGCAGCCCCCAGAGAAGCAGACTGCATGTCCATCACTATAACGAGCCAGATTGTCACTAGAGGCGCACGAAGGGCACGCCTCATGTTGAACAAATGTTGACTCTACTGTCATCAGAAGTCCTCACAACCTTCCGGCTCTGCTAATTCCAAGACCTTGATCTTGTTGAGGTAGGTGCTGGTGCCGTGTACTGGGTGGGGCTGACCCTCTGCATACATAATGCGTACCTTAGACCCTCGACCGATACGCCCCTTGAAGGTGCCGCCCTCTGCATCGACAATAGGCACATCATACTTGGTACTGAACTTGCGCTGTTTGCTGCCTTCATACTCTCGCATCTTAACGCCCACGCCTGTTAGTTTTGACGCTGTGTCCTCATCTAATGTCAATACTACAGAGTATTTACCTGTTGACTGACCCTGATACATCTCATGCTCATCTAGATTTTCAAACGCAATTAAACCTTCTAATACTGCCATGGTGCTTTCCTTTTGGTTGTGATGGTACTTAAGTACCTTTTGGTTAATACTTTAATTATTTATAATAACTTTCCCTTGCTTACCTAAGTATTATATACGGCACTGACTAACTCGTCAAGCTCTTTCGTACTTAATGTCTCAGAAACATGTCTTAAATCATCTCCCAGCTTATTCAGTGCATCGTTAGAATGAGAGAAACAGGTATTGCATAAGTCTACATGATGCCCTGTATATTTGTCAATACGTTTTAATTCATATTCGCCTAGTATCTGGTCACACGCTTTACATCTACTCATTGGGAAACACCTCTCTGTGTCTGGTTGCCATCTCCTGATAGGGGTTGGCGTAGTATTCATCTCTGACCTGCCTAGTGACTCGCTGGGTCAGCTCTGATAGTGACATACAGTATACCTGATACTCTACCAGCTCATCTACCATAACGTGTGCCGCTGGCTCAATCCAATCGTTTTGGTCGTACTCATAGCCCAGCAAATTCTCTTTTATTTTACTCATTATTTCTCCGTTGATTTAAAGAAGGCGTAAATAAGACACGCCATTCCTACAATAATACACCATAGCCACATTACTCGTCAACCTCCTCGTAGACCCTACCATAGCTAATTAAACATAGCGGTAAGCTGATTAGTGTACCCATGAAGGGCAAGGCTCCCATCTCCCCAGTTGAGGGGTCATATATCCACACAGCGCGCCCATCTGCAAACTCTAGGTCTATCCCCACGCCTAGGCGGTACTCTATGGATAGTGAACGTCCGAATAATATCATAATGGCACGCTCTCATCTACTAATTCCTTAACGAATAGACCATCAACCATCTGGCCCTTCCTATCCTTAATGTCCCCGTATGCATGCCAGAGGCAATCAAACAGGCTTAGATTGTTCCTAGTGGCAATGTTTATTAAGACTACCATTATATCACCTATATCATCAATGGGCGTTAGATCGGCATTGAGAGACAATCGCAGCTCCTCTACCTCCTCTGCTAGCTTCTCGAATTGCTGTATGTCTGTCGATCCCTCTATTAAGTTGCGGTCTGTGTGCCATTGTATGACCTTTCTCTCCATCTCTCCTAATATCATTCGCTGTATTCCTCCATCCATTGTAAGTCTGCTTTAATGTCTGCTAGTGCCTCGTCAATCTCCCATTGTTCCACGGGTGGGTATTCATCGGCATCATCTAGCAGGTGTTCGTCCCCATGTAATTCGTTATCATTCATAATATCACCTTTAAAGTATGTATGTGCCGATAGCATAGCCGATAGGCCAACCAATTGCAAACCCTATTAAGCACCATTTAGTATAAAAATATAGCTCTTTCATGATCGTTTATCCTGTGTTTATGTCTGTTTGATATCGTTTATGGTTGCAAACCTAAAGCCATGACCGCGACCCAGTACCAACTGAAGGCTCCGATTATAGCCAGTAGGCCAGTGACTGACCACCCTATGACCTCCACTATTATATTTTGCACAGTATCGCGCCTCTGTGCCTTCTCTACTTGTCTCCGCATTGCGCTATTCATTGTGTCAGCTCCTTATATTCGAGGGGTGTTAATACGTTCGCTATGTATTCTGTGGACGCACAAACACGCGCACCATTAGATAATAAACATATGTCATACGGTTCTATCTCTATAATCCAATACCACTCCGAATCGTCACCATACAAATTGTGGTGCAATTGCACATAATCACCGACAAACAGTATCAGTATGCTTGGACGGTTCGGCATTGTTGCATCTTTAATATTCATTAGGCAAGCCCTCCTTCAATTAAAAGTATATCACCCATCAATGGCGGATGCCATTTTAACCGGTGTTGAGACAGTACATTATCAAGCCCAACATCTGACCACCATATATCAGTTGCTTCCATGTTTGGCTCCAGCCCGTCCAGTAACCCTTCCTCATTGATTATTAAGTGATCGCCATTTGAAAGATACACTATTTCAATGCGCCCGTCAACAAACTCCTGCATATCCTCCAGCGTGGGTTGTTCCATATCTTTTGTAATTCGCTTTAATACTGTCATGGTTCAGCCTCCTACGGCGATTAGATTTTTGTATTGCTTGGCCATCTTGCGACCGTGGGCGATATACGCCACCGTTTTAATATCCTTAGACCAACACTGACGGCACTTCTTACACTTGCCATCTTGGTCACCTGCTGGACACACTGACAACGCTGCGTTACTGTGTTGCACTGTTTGAATTATTGTCGAACTATTGCGGGCATTCTCTACTACTTCACCGTTTACGCCATCGCTGGATAACCTGACAACCACGTTTTCTAGCGCGTCCATAGTGGCCAATATAGCGCCGAACTTGTCGAATTTGTGCATTCTAGTGGGTAACCAGTGCTTGCACCACGGCGTTGCTTGCATGACTTGTAGAACCTTCTCTGCTAATCCTAGGCTATACAGGTCGCCACTATCGAACCACCTGAAATAGCGTTCCGTATCCAGCTCTTCGACCATCTCATTGACCCATTCGTCACGCTTCCAGTCTTGTTTGTTGCTTACCCGTGGCGCTTTGACATTGGGAAACCTATAGTTACCGTCCGTAGCGTAGCAACCAACACATGCTGGCACTAGGTCGCCGTTGCTATCCGTTGACGCGGGGCAAGTGTCGAGAGCTTCAAGGCTCCACGATTTGCAAGGCATTTTGCTAGGTTTAGATAGTTTAATCATAATAATATAATCCTGTATTAATA